CCAAGAAAGTGTACGGATACAGAGGAGTTGAATTTTGAGACGAACGTTCTGCATTACGATTGCATACTTGTCCTTTTCACTCTTACAACTTATCCGCGACCAACCGTGTGCGAAGCGCCCATTCAAGGGTAAGACATGCACCACACGACGGACCGCATCCATTCACTCTATAGGTAGTGTTCTGGTCTGACCAGCCAGTGCACTGCGGGGAATACAGTGGATAACATCACAGAGAGGACCGAAGCCCGCGACCACTCACGTCGCCTACCTGTTAATTCAGGATTTATTTCGATTCGGAGAATTACGCGTTGTCTTTGCAGCAAGAGTATGGTGAATGAGGTGATTCAGTTCATCGGATCCCATACAAGCGCCCGTGCATTAGGGAACACTGCAAGCGTATTTCGTTACAACTTCACAACAACAGATTCGAAAGCTTCGACTCACGGTTGGCGATGCGCTCGTGACCACTAGATCAGTGGGAACTCGTCCTATCGGCGGCCAAACGGCCCTTGAATCGGACTCATCACGATGATGACGCACGCAAATACCGTGAGGAACTCTCTCCTACAGGAATTCCATTGGCTCACAGTCAGTGTCGAACGATCCTTGTAGACGGAAACAGGACCTTTACAGTTGGGTGGGAGAAGACACACCAGACGAAGGCACTGAAGCCCCCTGGTCCGCGGACAATGTTACCATCCGCACCAACTGTGAGTTAACGAAAACATATCGTCGAATCGAATGTTACGCGTTGACTGATCAACGGCCGCTGAGTCTGAGCGGATCAGGCGCGCCGGCTTCCCTTCTCGGAAGACGCGCGCACGGACGGTGGTGGTGTCTCCTTTTCGCGTTTGGAACGCGGCGAGAGATCCACAAAGTCGAAGCTGCGAAGCTCCTTTTCGTCCGGTTGCGGGGTATGACGTGAATCATTCCCGCGGAGAAGGTCAACACGCTTGACCTCTCGAAGCAAATCAGCGTCCAGATCGTTTCGACGCTGCTGGCGGAGTCGTGCGGCTTTGATCTTGCGAAGATCATTGATTGCAGCCTTCTCACTCGGAGAATAAATCGAGCTCTTGGTCTCTTCATTCTCCCCAGGCCAGTACGTACGAAATCCATACAAGTCGACGACAATCTCGACCCAAAGATTTCCGATGGGATAATCAGACGCCGTGGTACCATAGGCGGTATGATTGATCGCGATCTGCCCTTGAATGAGCTGATTCGCAATAACATGTGTGCCGACTGCATCGCCGATGGTTCCGGTGCGATACAAATTGTCCGAGCGCTGACCTTTCGTCATTGGAATCAATGTGACGTCAGTCGGCTCCCAAATGGGGAAATTCACTGTGGTACCATTAGTGAGTTTACTCGGATCGGTCTCAATGTTATCATCGTTAATCGTATGGAAATACGACACGCTGAGTTGCGTGGCAAGGTTCTCTCCACCGGTGGTATTCGTACCGACAAGCGGAACGTAGTGGAGGATGAGCTTGCGAATGCGGTACTCGTCAAACGAACCACAAAGGCTCGTGAATGTGTTCGCTGTTGAAAACAGGAAAATCATGTTTGACGTGTCGTTCAAGAAAACGGAGGTCGGACTCACCGAAAGGTATTGGTAGTGCGAATTGCTCACTGCGCCCAGACCAGTTGAATCTGGAGCGTAAAGCGAGTAATAGGATTGCTGGACCGCAAAGATCCGCATACCTCCCTCCGAATACCGATCATGGGGATCGGCCTTGCCGAACGTTACGCGACTGCCTCCTTGACGGAGAACGCCGCGATTCAGCGGGGCAGACTTGACGACTGTGCGTGATACCGCACCAAGCTTTTCATTCTGGCGTTGAGCGCGACGCCGAGGCTTTGCCTTCTTCGCGACGACTTTGGACACGGTCGTACGTGTGATTTGAGACGCTTGTCTGCGTTTTCCTTGCTTCGATTGCATGGGATACCTGCTCGAAGCTTCGGAGACCAACGTGAAAGGCCGGCACCACCACCATACCACGGGACGACTAAGCAGCAATTCCTTTCTATGCCGCTCAGTACTTGTCACCAGGCGAGGTCGTGACACCAGGTTGGGCACCGAACCGGTCATCACCGGATCAGCGACTGTTCATCTCAAGAAATTACAAGCCGTGCAGTCTGTCGACTACTTCCGGACGCACATCCCCACGGGAGAAGGGCCCTTAGTACGGAAATCTTAGACCAATCATGTCTGATTGATACCGTTTTGGCTTAACCGAGCTGTGTACAGCTTCGAGGAGTTCTTGAGACCCCAGCGCGCAGAATCAACGCGCGCTTGTCGAGATTACGGCTTCGAACCACCAACTTCAGTGGACGTCTATCCTCTCGACCCGGCCCAGTTTAACGACTTTTGACAGGTCGTGGTACTATCCCCCTACTTGAGTCAGTAGGCACTCAGGTCACTAAGACTGCGTGAACCACGTTGCATTTACGCGATTTCAATCCCGCAGAATATCTCTTCTTCGCGGTAGGGTCTCTGACAGAATCCTCGAGCCATCAATCGCTCGGGATACGGGGCGACGTCGTCTGCCCTTTTCAGGATCCGCGTAAGCTTCTTCGCAAGGTTCCATGAAGTACACATGACGGAGTTCTCACCGTCAGTGACAACATCTTGCGTGAGACCGAGCTCGTTCCTCTCCAGCTTCTGTAGCACAGTGTACCCAGAGCTGAACCCCGGCCGCAGCCGTTCCGGAGGAACAATGCACCCACGATACAGCGAGCGGCGACCCTGAAGTCGCGACATGTCGTGCACTGGCTTGTGCACGTGCCCATCGCCGATATAGAGCTTTCCCCGAAGAGATCGCTCTAATCCGCTTTTGATGAGGGCAGACGCCACACGTCGTTGCGTCACGCTGTACTGTGCCTTCTCGCTAGGGACCATGCCAAGTCCGTAGAACTCACGCGGAGCGTGATACGAGAAGAAACCGTTTGCAGTCGCATGTCGAAGGTGTTCGCGATGGATTGAGTGGAAGCGACGAATCGCACGTTCCTCATTCAACGCGCCTCGAACTGCCTCTGGCTGCAAAGAATACAGTTGTTGGTATGTACCCCCCGATTCCCCTTCAATTGATGGCTTCTTCGCCACCTTCGATTGACCATGCATCAGGCCAACATTGAAGAAGGGAGTGTATTCAAACTCACAGAGATGAGTTGAATCAAAATCGGAGCGCTTTCGCGCGACCCAAGGCTGAGAATTGATGAATATCTTGTTGACATGAGCAAAATTCTTGCCAACAGATTTTCGAAATCCAGCATTCTTGATATGGTCGCACCAAATCGGGTAGTAGCTCTTCGGACATCTGAACAGAATGTCATCGCCATTCACTAGAATCGGAACTTTCCGGAAGTCTAGGATGTGCGGAAACAGAGCTAACCACGCTGTACAAAAGTTGACAATACAGAGAATCGGAAAAGAGAGCGTCGAGCCCATGAGCTGACCATTCTTCTGTCTGCAAGGACCAAGACCCGTAACCTCGGCCTGTCCATTGTCAACAAAGTTCTTTGGGTAGTTGACGTTATGTGGTTCGATACACGCAGTCAAAGTATCGACATAAGCGTCAGTGAGATCTCCAAGATTGGAATGCTCGCGAACTTTCTCCATCATAAGTTCGTGGCACGCTCGAGTGAGACGGATATCGATTTCGTCAGTTGCACCCGAGTAATCTCCACTAACCCAAACGGTGTCCTCACCAGTTGCGGTTTTTCCTTGATACCAACCGAACTCACCACTGAGTCGATCGAGGAACTTCAAATGCCACTTTTCCAGTGGTTGACCGCAAAGAGAGAACTGAGGAATTTGTCGAATGTACGAGTGAACGGACTTCTGATATGATCGCGAGATCCAGTATGGGAGCGCTTCACCTGCGGTGACTGTGCGCACCTTTCCTGGCTCGAGAACTGCTGCAACGCGGCAGTTGAGATTATCAGGTCCAAATTCGTTCGGAGATTTCGACATCACGTCAGCAGATAGATTGAATTGGGAAAGCACCTCCTCGCGATGCGAGTGTGCACGTCCATCAATTTTCTCAGGATGCTCATAGGCCCGCAAGCGAAGCCTGCATTCTTCAATGAGCTCTTGATATCGTGGGAACGGGAAACCGCGAATCTCATGCACGCCATGATTCGGAAGGTAATCCATACCAATCAATTCACCACGATTATCGCTGACGGCAGCATAGCAACGTTCAACTATGGTTCCATGACGATCCTCATCGAATTCAAGAGAATCGTACCATAAGTCCGAAGCTTTGCTGGCGAATTTCTTTTCGTGGAAGTAACGGTCCGCAAGATATTGCGAGGCGCCACCGTTCGTCCGCGAGGATTCAAAGCACGCAGATCCCGAGGGTTGCAACATTCTCGGTTGATCCGGCTTAAAATTCGCTAAAACCATCCTCATCCGCTCCTTCACCTCACGGACAAATGTCTCGGGGGAAGAAGGAACTTGCCAAGTGTCGACGACGCGGACTCCCATGCCTTGGAAGTTGTCGACGACAGCTGCGTTTGTGAGATTTCCAGTGTTCATCGGGCCGGGCGGCTTCTCCATCGCTTTCTTGTGCTTTTGGAGTGAATCAAGCACGAAGTCGTCATCCACAGGGAGAAAAGCTCTCTTCACCTGCTGGAGACCCGCGAGGAGTCGAAAATTCCGCAAGCCGCGGCCGGAATTACCTTCAAAGTGCACGGCAAGCCGTAGCGCGAATCGGTAATCACCAATGAACCCACCGAAGAGATCGGCTCCCGCCATCTCCTCACACTCTTGGCGTAAATGCCTTGCAAGCAAGGTTGACGACCACCACTTCACATACTTGATGAAATCTGTATGCGATCCAATTCGCGCATGATGCACAAAGAAGGCATCGAATTGTCGGGTGGGAATCCTACCTGCGGACTTGTCAAGAAGACCATAGTCTGCAAGTAATTCAAATACGCCGCGCGCCACACGCAGCACGCTTTCCAGATGCCCAATGCGAAGGGCAACGGAACCATCCAGCTGGCAAATTCGCTGGAGGACGACAATGTCCCTTGGTCTGAGGCTGCTGACCAAATTGTCGATTAGCCCGATCATATTGATCGGCAAGATCTCAGTCTGAGTTGGACCGAAACCAGGCGGGCATGCCAGGCCCTTGAGATCACGCGACCCAGGCAAGTTCCTGAGCGTCGCGAGGAGCACCTGTCGTGCCACATTCTGAGGTGGAGCCGATTGGGAGGACTTTCCAGTCTTCCGCTTAGCTTCATCCTTTTTCATTCGAATGTGGTACCCTGCACAACCTCTGTGCAACAGGTCAATCAGAGCATCTAGAGTTGAGAACGTCATGTACGTGTTCTCGCTCTCCGGATTCTGTATCTTCATTCTTTGATTGAAG